GCCCTTGATCTTTGCTATGCTGACGTCCTCCCAGGTCGCGCCGAACACGTACGAGCCGACGATGCCGATGAGCGTCAGGAACGCCATCGTCACCGCGGTGTCGGCCGGCCCGGTCGTCAGGCCCCTCCAGAGCACGTAGGCTATGACCCACATGCAGAAGGCCGTCACGGCGAACATGAACCGGCGCCGGATGCGCCAGCTCGACTGCCCGCCGGGGTTGCGCTCCTTCTCGTCAGCCATCAGAACGGCCCCACCACCGACATGTAGGTATCCACGGTGCCGGTCGTGTAGGCGATAGCGCTGGTTGAGTAGCAGAAGGGTTCCAGGTAGTCGGTCGTGCCGTTGCAGTAGACGAGCGCCGAGCCGCCGGTGCCGTACATGCTGCCTGCGTCGGGGCCGAGCACGCGGTGCAGTAAGCCATTCTTGCCCACACCGGCCACCAGGGGGGCGCTGGTGTTGCGGCGCACCCGCATGTCCACGTGGTAGTAGCCAGCCTTCTTCGGCACGAAGCGCTTGTTGGTCGCATCCCAGATGGAGTTCGTGTCGAACTCCGCATTGTCGATGGGAATCTTTGCCCACGCGGACGTGCTGTGCGAGTTGGCGGCCGTGGCAAGACTTACGAGGGCCTTGTCCAGGTTGGACGCCACCGTTATCGTGTCGCCGGCGTCGTTGACCGTGATCCCGATACCCGTTCCGGCGACCAGGGCCGCTCCGATGACGTCGCGCACCTGCTCGTCGGTGTAGCCAGCGCCAGAGGCCGCGATCGTGATCGTGTCGCCTGCGTCGTTGACCGTGATGGTGATGTTTGTACCCGCCACCAGGGTCGTGCCCATGACGTCGCGCACCTGCTCGTCGGTGTACGACCCGCCACCGCCGGCGGTATTCTCGATCGTGATCGTGTCGCCGGCGTCGTTGACCGTGAGGCTGATGCCAGTGCCTGCGACCAGGGCCGCGCCGATGGCGTCGCGCACCCGCTCCGCCTCCGAGACAGTGTCGATGGCCAGCGTTATGGTGTTGCCGGCGTCGTCCACGGTTATGGAGACGCCGGTGCCGGCGGCCAGGGCCGCGCCGATGACGTCGCGCACCTGCTCGTCGGTGTACGCCGGGGACTCGACAGCCCAGGCGCCTCCGCGGTACACCACGCGCACCTGCTCGTCCTCGAGGTAGGCCGCCCAGCCGGTGCGCGGCGTGCCGTACTGCCATGCTGCGCCATCCCAGATGGCGACGTGGCCGGCGTGGCCGGCCCAGGTGCCGGTCGGCGCGCCGCCGACGATGTACGTGTCGCCCGCGGCCGGAGCGCCGGGTGCGGCGTTCAGGTCGCGGTCCTTGACGGAGAGGTGGAAGCCGAAGCGGCCGAGCCTCAGCAGGTTGGCGTCCATGCCGGGCTTCCAGCCGGACTCCCCGAGGTTCCACCCCCAGAGTAGTCCGGAGCGCGGTTCGGTCTGTGCAGGCATGCTATTTCTCCTAGTGTTCGTTAGCCGACCAGGCCGGAGGCCTGGGTGAAGGTAATGCCGTCGGTCGTAAAGTGCAGGCGCAGGCCGTCGGAGGTGTTGCCCATGACATTGAGGACCGTGCCGCTGCTGGCAGTAGGATATGCTACCTCGAACGACACGATGCCCGAGCAAGTGATCGCGGCCCAGTCACTTCCGTCCCAACGTAGACCCACGTTGCCTCCCTGACGGTACATGACCGGGGCGCCGTCGACGTAGAAGGGCCCCACCAGGTCCACCACATAGACCCCGTTGTAGGTGCTGGCCCCCGAGGCGGTCTCGAGCGTGGACGTCCAGGTCAGGCCCTCGTCAGAGGACTCAAGCACCTGGAAGACATAGCCAGGCACCTGCCCGCGAGCGGTCACCCGCCACACACCGCCGCCAAGTATCATCTCGTTCTGCGTCGTGCACTGGTCAACAGACGGCCCAGTGAACATGTCCTGAGTGTCGAGCGAGGTAACCCAGTCCACCAGCGCATCCGGGTCCGTGGTGGTGAGCACGTAGCGGCCGTACTGGCACATCCAGCCATACGAGGTCTTGTGGAGCTGCACACTGCTGTAATTGATGCCCATGCTGCCGCTGAGCACAAACGGGATGTCGCCAAACATCTGCCCAAGCAGGGCCCACGTGTCGCCGTCATCCGTAGACTTGTATACGTAGTTGCCCTCCGCCAAGCAGTAGAAGTCCGTGCCGTCACTACCGATCGTGACGGGGAAGTGCGTGGCCATGAACTTGGAACCGAGATTGGTCGGAACCGCCGCTGTGGTGCCGCGGTAGAAATACCAGGTCGAGGAGTCAGAGAAACGCGTTTCGGAGGTGAAGCCGACATAGGTGCCGGCGGAGTTCCAAGCGGTTGCCCTCTCGTTGCGGCTTACGGCCACGGCGGGGACCACGTCGGCTCCAACCTTCAGGAAGGTTTCGCCGTCGGAGCTTGCATAGAACCGGGTGGTGAACACCCCGCCCTCGAGGCCGGACGCGTAGGCCAGGAAGACCCCGTCCACATAGCCGACGGGGTGGAATACGCTAGTGTACTCGTCGAACGGTGGCAGCGTACCGGAGCCAGAGCCCGTAACTGCAAACCGCCAGTCGTGCTTCTGGTAGCTGACTACGCCGTCACGCTTGGACTCGAGCTCCACCCGGTAGAAGGCGGTGTCTCCGGCGTAACGCGGCGCCTCGTACACAAGGAAGTTGCCCCACGTGAAGCTGGCAGAACCGTGGCGCACGTCGTCAAAGCTGATGAGCACCTGCTTGTCGCCGTGGGGGAACACCATGGGGTGGGGTTGCGTGCTCGTGCCGCCCTCAAAGACCGCGCTGAGCGTGCCCTGGTACACCATGGAGGCGTTGAACACGCGCGAGGACGTGCCGGACCCGGCGGGCCCGCCGGCCATGATCCAGTATTGACCGTTGGCCAGGAGTATCTTGGTGCCCTCGTAACCTGACGAGGTGTCGGTGCCGATGGCCGTCCAGGTCGTCAGGTCGGTCGAGTAGGCCGCCGCGGCGTAGAACGGGCTGCCGGAGAAGTCCGTGCGCTGCGTCATCGAGTAGGCAATCAACCAACGCGAGTTGGCGGAGTCGTAGACCATCATGGGGTCATACGTGCCGGGGCTCGCGCCGGACTGCGGCAGACTGAGCTGCGTCATGCCGGACACGATCCTGGTGCCGTTGAGGAGCTCCTGCGACGTCTCGAGCTTGTGCAGCACGTCGATGGCCCCACCGAAGCCATTCCCCCAAGTACCGATGAGGATGCGGCGGTTGCCGGACGGGTAGTAGATGATGTGGGGCACGAGGTCGTTGTAGACCTTGCCGCCGCGCTCCACCATGATGGCGCCAACCTGCTCGTAGGAGTAGTCAGTCAGGTCGAGCGAGAACACGCCGGCATAGGCCTGGCCGCGCGCGTCCGGCAGAGTGGCCGTGAAGAGCACCGTGTCGGCGGTCGGGTTGTACGGGCTGCCGTCCTCGTTAGTCACGAGGGTCTGGTCGCGCATGCCCACGCCGCCGTGGCGACCGAGCTTCAGGTTGTCGAAGGCCCACGTCACTGCGCAGTCCTTGGAAGCGGAGAACGTGGCGGGATTCCAGCCGGTGAGGTTGCCGGTCGTGCGGAAGTCGTAGGTGCCCGTGGAGATGCCGGTGCCGGTCACGTACTGCCAGCCGGAGCCCGTGTCCATGTAGACCGTGAACGAGTCGACGACCATGGCCAGGGCGATCTTGAAGCTGGACGGCACCGTCTTGGTCACGTTGGCCAAGAACGATGTGCTGCCGCCGCCGAACCGGGCCTCCACGCGCACGGCGTTCTGAGTCTGTTGCGCTACAGCCATGACGAAGTTGTTGGCGTCCTTGGCGATGCCGACCCCGCCATTGCTGTAGCCTGCGGCCGTGCCCGTAAGCGTTACCTCCGCCTCAATCCACGCAACGGGCATGCTGAGCGACGCCGTATTGATGGCGCCTATGTCGTTCTTGTCGACAGAGGTGTTGGCATACGAGACTTGGTACTTGCCGCCGGAGATGCCGGCAGTGCCAGCTGTGCCCAGCGTGTAGTGGGTCACCTGGCCCGTGTCAGACGCATAGGCTTCTACGTGGTCCACGAGCGCGGCTGGCAACGGATCGAAGTGGTCGACGTCCACGACCTTCGAGAAGGACAGGTCGCACGGGGCAAGCTCGGCCCCGCCGCCACCCGCGCCCGGGTTCGGCCATGAGTAAGACGTGCCCGTGAGGCCGGACTGGTCGGTCACCATCGTGCCCACGTCGTTGTAGATGCGCAGGTTGTAGGTGGTGCCGGCCTCGGGGCCGATGTTGCCCTCGGTGGTGTCGTAGATAGTGCCGGAGGTCTGCTGCCGGCGGTCGCGGTGTGACCACGTGAAGTCGACCGTGGCGCCGCTGACTACGTTGGGGTACGCAGAGCCGTTCAGCTTCAGATTGCCGGGCGGGTAGGGGCGGTAGGCGCGCTGCGCGAGCGTGTGGCTCACGACCGGCGCGAGGCCGGCGTCGAGGCGGCCCCCGCCGGTTACAGACAGCAGCTTGGCCTGCACCGTCTCCCCGGAGGTGTACTCCACGGCGTCCGTGCCCTGGTATACGTCCCAGAAGAACACGTGCTCGCCGGCCGCGTGCTCCGCCGGCACGGTGTCGAGGACCCCGCGTCCGATGGTCATGAGGCCCGTCTCGTGGTTGAGCGAGTCGACACGGCACAGCTCGTTGCCGATCTGCACGTGGCGGCCCACCTCGACGAGGTCGAGGTCAGAACCGCTAAGTATGACGACCGAGGTCGTCGTGATTGCCAGCGTAGCTGCCAGCACTGCGTGAGGACTGAAGTCCATGGTGCCCACCTCCTCGTAGCCGGCCCCGGAGTCCACCAATAGACCCGCGTTTATGGCCGCGCCGGGACGACCGGCGCTGAGGATAATATAGCCCAGTTCAGGGGAGGTTGCGAGCCGGTTGTCGGCGTCCGTCTGCCCCATCGTTTGTACGAGCTCGTAGTAGGGGGCCTCGGTCATCATCTGCGCCAGCACTGGCGTCGGCTTGCCCGACGGGTCGGTCCAGCCGCCATCGCCCGGAGGCGCCACCACAACGGAGTCCGGCAATGCGAACACGTCCTCGATGGCGGTGATCTTGACCTGGTTGTTGCGGCCGTCGCCGAGCGCGAGGCCAGTGACGCGCATGACCACGTCCTCCACCTCGAGGTCGGGCCAAGTCCAGCGGAACACGTCGCCGATGTTGAGCGTGGCGCCCTTGCGATTCGTGTAGATGGTGGCGGAGAGCAGCGGTGTCGAGAAAGCCTTCAGGTTGCGCAGGCCAACCCGCGCCGCAATGGTGGGGTTGGTGAAGCCGGGGTACTGCAGGGTCGTGTTGATGACGGCGCCCTGCATCTGGATCAGCGCCTGGTCCTGGATGGTGATGCTGCCGGACTCGCTGTCGGCACCATTCCAGTATTGGATCGTTACCGAGTTCACCAGCTCGCCGAAGGTGGGGCGCGACGCGTTCTCGACCTTGACCACGTCGTCCTCGCCGATCTGCGGGATGGTGTCAAAGTCGTAGTCGTCCCGCATCAGCTTCAGCACGAACTTCCCGGATGTGCGGTCCACGAACAGGGAGGCACTGATGTGGCGCACCACCTCCTTGATGAAGTCCTCGATCGGAATCTGGCGGTCCCACAGGAGCGACATACCCATGCCCTCCGCGTGCAGCGTGTCTGCTGCGGCGGCGAACGAGGTGTCGTCGACGTCCGACTCCTGGTAGCCCATGCCCCAGTCCGGGTCAGTCAGGCACTCGCGGATGATGTGGGCCGGGTTCATGTCGAGGATGGTCCGCTCCTGATCGCGGAGCCGCAGGTCGAAGTAGAACCAGTTGTCCGGGCGCACACCTCCGCTGTCGTCGCGACCGCACACGACGATGCTGTTCTCGCCCACCACGAAGTAACTGCTGGGGATCGTGGTGAGGAAGTAGTGCCCGTAGGTGTCGTAGTTCGTGATGACCTTCGAGCCGTTGACCCACACCTCGATACCGTTGTCCACGAAGGCGTCGAACCTGAACCCCCCGTCCGGCAGAGACGACAGGTTGATGGTAGACCGCAGCCACACCTTGCGCTGCTGAGGTACGACGGTCGAGGGGGTATTCGAGAAACCCCAGCCCGCCGGCACGCCGCTACCGCTGCCGGTCCACGGCTTGTCCCCGAAC